ACTCGGTGGGTCGTGCTTCGACCTGTCTTGGGGTCCACTTCCGTAACCGTGGATCGTTGTACAAATTCTTGCATTTGGCAATCTCTTTTTGCCTCTCGAATCTGTCAACTTTTTTCAGTTCAAGACATTTTGGACCTTGCGCTCCAACCTATTAATAACTGTTAATGCAAAAACTATGCCAAATCATAGGACTCCGCTGGAGTTGATGCTGAAGATATCGCGGTACGGAAACTTTTCACACCCAATGTAGAGGGTGTCGAAAGCGTCCGTGCCGTCCGTGCGGTGCTGCAGCAGGTCTTCCTCCGTCTCGGCGAGTTTCTCACCGCCCTTGTCCTTGCGGAAGCCGTTGCGGCCACGAACGACGCCCGCCGTCTGGATGGCGAGGATGAGGTCATCATTGTTTTGGCGGTTAAACATCGGCATGAGCCGTTGTTTACCTGCAAAGCCCTGGTTGATGAGCAGGTACTTCTCATCATGCCGCATGGGGTTTCCCAGGTTGATATCCTCGACCTGCCAGCCGTGCCGTTCGAACTCATGGCACACCACCCAATGGAAGTCCTGTTCGTTCACGGCATAGTTGCCGCCCAAGGCGGTACTGTCGTAATAATAGACCACTATCTTGCATTCGTGGTGTGCGTAGTAGCGGCAGAAGTCGTCAATCAAGGCAGGGATTTTGCGCTCGAACTTCGTGTAGAAGGACTTGATCACGTTTAGGCGGCGTCCGCTGGGCTGCCCCGCCACAATCCAGTTGATGTTGGCGTTGTAGTCCATGCCGATGCAGATTGGGGCGAACGGGTTCAAGTCCTTGTCGGCCCGGCTATCGAGTTGCGTATCGTTGAAGTCATAGCCGAGGCTATCCAGATAGTTGAAGTCGCTGGCGTTGTACTTGTGGCCCTCGCGCATAGACGAATAGAAGCCGTCTTTGGCAATGCCGATGCGTTTGCAAAGAATCGAGGTCTGGAACGTCTTAGGCGTGAGGTCACGTTTCATCTGCTTGATGTACGACTCGCCGAGCAGCTGCAGGTTCTCTATCGTGGAGTACTCCTTGTAGTACACCGCCACCGAGCGCATCTTGTTGAGGTCGGTATCGAGACGGCGCAGGTAGGTCCGCAGGTAGCGGGGCACCTTGATGCCGCGCTCCTGCATGGAACGGACGCGCTGCTTGACGTGCCATATCTCATAGATGGTACCTTTAATCGTTTCGATAAGCTCGACGTCCATCTTGTCCTCATAGTGCAGAAACCAGGAACCTTTCTGGGTCTGCGGCATATCGGACAAGATCATCATGCTGTGATTGAATGAATGGTGGCCAAAGTAGGACTTGATGCCACCGTTGGCAGGCAGCGTCTCGTCCTTGAGTCGCTCGTAATCGATGAACTTGGCCTCATCGATCAGGAGCCACGAAAGGGTCAACGAGTTGCTGCTGCCGGGTCGGTCCTGGGATATGATGATAGCGCAGGAGCCGTTGTAGAAGGAAATGACGTGTTCATACTCTGCCGGCTCGATAATCGGCTTGCCGAAGGCTTTGGGAGGTTTCCGACCGATGACGTAGTGGATGCCGTTGATGTAGCCCCACCGTTTCCATGCCGCCAACAGGCCCGGGATGGTGTTTGTAAGGCCATGCTTATAGGTGGGTACAACTATGCCCCCGGTGCTGCCTGGCATGCGTTGCATGTTGCGCAGCACGAAAGGTGAGGCAATCGAGTCGGTCTTGCCCGTACGTCGCCCAGCGACAATGACAGTCGTGTGGGCACCGATAAGCTGTGTCAGTCGCTGCGGGACATTAAAGTATATTTCTTTCTTCGGTCGTTCCATCCTGTTTCTCTTCGGGAAAGAGTGTGTTCTCTTCGAGGTCGGCTTCCTCGTACTGGACGTCCTCCATGTCAAGGTTATCTTCACTATACAATTTCTTCATCGCATGTATGCGCTGATTGAGGTGCGGCATCGGCTTGATGCCGAGCACCGTCGGGTCGCCCGTGGCGGTGAAAGGCTGCACAATGATGAGTTCATAGGGAATGGTCTGCTCGTCCTCCAGGTCAACACGGTTGTTTTTGGCATAGGACGAGGCGGCCTTCTCCATGGTCTTCGTGTCCTTACGCTTCTTCGCCATCTGATACGTTTCCAGTATCATCTCATTGAAGCGGTAGCGGTGGAAATCACGTGAGGCTTGAGCCAGATTCGGCAACAGCGCCTTGACAACACCAAGGTCGTTGTAGGCCTGCATCCTCGAGATGCCGTGACGAGAGACGGCCTGTTCAACGAACTGGCGGTCCTTGGCGTCAGGGTTGGAGAGGAACCAGTTGTATTCGTCACGGATACGAAGGACTGCAGCAACGATAACCAACGGGTATCGCTCCTCCAGTACTTCGCGAGTCGTGAACAGGTCAACGCGACAGACGTCCAGTGTGTTGTGCTGTGCCATGGTTACTCGTCATCTTCCATATCCAGCAGGTTGCGGTGGGCATTCTCGATGGCCAGCGGCGAGCCGACCTGCGCCAGCATCATCTCCTGGTGGTGGAGTTTCACTTTCGATGCCGCTTTGCCACGGAGGTAACGCTGGCTTACCTCGGTGGTGCGGTCAGCGATATCTGAGCGGAGAACTTCGGCAGGTATGCCGAGGATCACCGCCATGTCCGATATCTTCAGGTAGATTGAGGCGAACTGCTCAATCTGCTGCAATTCTTCTTGCGAATAATTCATTGAGCGGAACGGAATGATTGGTGATTAAATCCTGGATCTGTGCGTGGAGCGTTCGGAAGATGTCGAGGTCGGTTGTCACTACGGCACTCTCACATCGGTTACCGCGTGTGAGGTTTTGTGACGTGATGATACTGACCACCTCGCCCTTCTGGCTGCGCACGAGCAAGACCTTGCTGTGGTTGTCGGCCAGGTAGGTCGTGTTGATGACCTGCGTGATGAACGCCCAGAGCTTGAGGGTTTTGTTGGTGGCCTTGTGGTCGAGCACCAGGTTGAACTTGGTGACGAGGCCCGACTTCTCGATGAAGAACAGCCTGCGGATGAACTCTTCGGAGATCGAGAATGAGGTCTGCCACACCTCGGACTTGCCGAGTTGCTGCAGTACCCAGTCGAGTACGTCGGCCACCTGCAGGGCGTTGGAGAGATAAGCCTGGTAAGGTTTATCTCTCAACGGCTGCAAAAAATCCGATATGTCGGCGGTGCGTTTCACAGATTTGCTCTATCTTTGCAGAAAACTGAGGTACGTAGGACTTGGCAAACACAATAAGTTTGTCAAAGCCATGAGGGATAAATTCCTAAACTGGCTAGACCTTGCTAGCCCTAATGACAGCGCTTAAGTTGTCGTTAGGGCATTTTCTTATAAGATGCCCAATTCCTTGAGGTCCTTGGTCATCTTCTCGGCCGGGTTGATGACCTTGCCGTACCAATCGAGGATCTGAGCCTTCAGTTCCTCGGTGGGATTCTTAGCGTAGCGTCCCTTGGCAAGGTTGATCATCCTGACGGCCTTCTTGCTCTCCTCACGGACATCGGCGGTGAGACGCTGCTCGCCGTCCATGCCGGTGTAGTGGTCGTACTGCTCCCAATTGGAGTGCAGCCGTTTATCAAGGGCGATGAGTTCCTTGAGGAACGGGTAGCGCTCACTGTCGGGACAGGTGGCATTCTCCAGGGAGAGCGTGCGCAGCTTCAGATGAAGTTCACGCATTTTCTGGACGATGCCAAGGTTCTCCACATACAGGGCTTGGATCTCGTCGGGCAGCTGGTCGTGGTCAGCACGCTTGCCCGCCTTGAATTCATTGGCAGGTTGCTGCTGGTTGACTTCAAGATTGCGGTTGACCACAATCTTATCTACCTGCGCCTGCATTGCTTCAACCTGCTCGTGAGTAATCTGCTGCAGACGGAACGAGAGCCGTTTCTTCAGCTGATACTCGATGAACTGGGCCTTCCCTCTTGGGTTGGCTATCAGGTTGCGGTACATGATCTGGTTGCCCGTCAACTGGAGCAAAAGCTTGGCGCCCTCAGCGAAGTCACGCTCGCTTTCGGGCTGGTTCAGCCATGCCTGTACTTTCTCGTTAAACTTCTGATTCATAATTCTCAATTCACAATTTATTGTTTACGTTTGTAAACCAGACGAGGTTTTTGCCCAGCGGCTGGAGGAGTCTCCTCATGGCCGCCAGGGTCTGCCCGGTTGTCACAAAGTCATCGTAAACGATGATATTGGGCTCTTTGGGCAGCACATTCAACTCAAAAACCGCGTTCACTCGTTGCTTGGTGTGGCAAAATGCCACATCTTCGTAAAACGGAATCTCCAGCATCTGACCCAGTCTCTCGCTGATGAGCGTGGCGAAGTTCTTCACCTTGTGGCGCCGT